GATCTGGGCCTGGCCAAGCTCGAACGCGCCGTGCTGCGCAGCATCGAAACCAGCAACGACCGGGTGGCGGTCCACGAAATGCTGATGCACCTGATCGTGGGCGGCAACGCGCTGCTCTACGTCAGCGAGAAGGGGCTGCGGTGTTTCCACCTGGACCGCTATGTGCTGCGGCGCGATCCGATGGGCAACCCCCTGCAGGCGATCGTGTGCGAGGAGCTCAGCGTTGAGAACCTGCCGCCACGGGTGAAGGCTGTTCTCGATGAGGAAGATGGCGACAGGATCGCCGGCATCGACGACGAGGACGGCGACGACGACGCCTCCGACTACGACCGGACGGTGAAGCTGTTCACCTGCGTCGAATGGGAGGACAACAAGGTCACGTGGTATCAGGAGGTGAAGGGCCGAGAGATCCCTGGCACCAAGGGAACCGCCAAGGCCAGCGAGTCACCCTGGCTGCCGCTGCGGATGTACCGCATCGACGGGCACCACTACTCGCCGGGCTACATCGAGGCGGCATGTCTGGCTGATCTGCAGACCGCTGAAGCGCTGAGCCAGGCCATCGCCGAGGGCTCGCTGGTCAGCGCCCAGGTGAAGCATCTGGTGAAGCCCAGTGGCGTCGCCAACCCGAAGAAGCTGGCCGACAGCGCCAATGGCGCCTACCTGCCCGGCAACCCCGATGACGTGTTCACCATCCAGGTCAACAAGGCCTCGGATCTGCGGGTGGCGATGGAAGGGCTGGCGCGTGTCGAGGCCCGACTGGGGCAGGCGTTCATGCTGGCCGACGTGCGCGACAGCGAGCGCACCACCGCCGAGGAGGTGCGCCTTCATGCACTGCAGATCGAGAACAGCCTCGGCTCGATCTACAGCATCCTCACCACGGAGTTCCAGCAGCCCTATGTGGCGCGGAAGCTGGCGCTGCTGATGCGTGCAGGGAAGCTGCCGAAGCTGCCCGACATGGTGAAGCCCGTGGTCAGTGTCGGCCTGGCAGCCGTGGGCCGCGGCAACGATCTGGAGAAGACCGCAAGGTTCATGCAGATCCTGCAGCAGTCGATCGGTCCAGAAGGGATCGCCACCTACGTGATGCCGGCTGAACTGATCCGCCGCCTGGCGGCCTCAATGGGCATGGACATCATCGGGCTGGTCAAGACCGACGAGCAGATGGCGGCCGAGCAGCAGCAACAGCAGCAGATGGCCATGGCGCAGCAGGCGATGCAAGGCGGCATGGCAGACCCACAGAAGCTGGCGAACGCCGCGGCCATCAGCCAGGAGATGGCCTCGCCGCCGCCGGTTGATGCACCACCTGAACAACAACCAACCCCATGACTGCAACACCCACAGAACAGCTGGATCCACGCGCCATGGTCGCCCCCGGCCAGGAGGCGGTGCTGGATGAGTTCTTCGCTGAACTGGACCAGCAGAACGCTGCGATCCAGGCTGCCGAACAGGACGCACCAGCACCCGAGCCGGCATTGCTGGCTGGCAAGTTCAAGAGTGCCGAGGAGCTGGAGCGCGGCTACAAGGAACTGGAGCGCAAGCTGGGCGCCAAGGCCGAGGCACCCGAGCCAGCGGAAGCCGCGCCCGAACCGCTCACCCGCGAGCAGGCTTCCGAGCGCTATGGCGAGTTCATTGCCAGCGCTGCCGAGGAGGAAGGCCTCGATCTGAGCGCATGGGATGCCGCCGTGCGGAAGGGCGAGGACACCGCAGATTTGCGGGAGAAGCTGGCGGCACGCACCAACATCCCGGTGCAGCTGATCGAGCAGTACGAAGCAGCGTTCCGCCCCCAGGCGCAGCCGGCTGATACCGGCGCAGCGCAGCAGGGCTTCAGCGATGCGGACGTGAGCGAGCTCAAGACGCTGGTGGGCGGCGAGCAGGAGTTTGCGCGACTCAGCCAGTGGGCGGCAACGAACATGGGCGCCGACGAGCTGGCGGATTACAACGCCGCGGTGGACAGCGGCAACAAGGCCGCGGTGCGATTGGCGCTGCGGGCGATGCAGGCCCGGGCCACCACAGTGCAACAGCAGGGCGAACCGGAACTGATCGGCGGCGGTCGCCCGGCCCAGGTGGATGTGTTCGCCAGCCAGCAGGAAGCCCTGGCGGCTTACCGGAAGACCGACAGCAAGGGCAAGCGGTTGTACGACAGCGATCAGAAGTACCGGGCGTGGTACGAGAAAACCCTTGCGCGATCGAACTATCCCGCATAATGAGGGCAACAGTTTCTCTGCAGCAGTGCAGTTGAACGGGCCTCCTTCGGGAGACACCCCGACTCGGCGATCTGTGAGGCAGGAGCTGACAATCACTTAAACCAGTGACCAGTCTCACCAACCTCGACCGTCTTGGTCAGATCAAACAGGCAGGGGATGTCAATGCCCTGTTCCTGAAGCTCGGCATGACCGAGATTCTTGACGCCTTCGACCGCAAATGCGTGTTCAAGGGCAAGGTCAAGGAGCGCAACATCCGTGGCGGCAAGAGCGCTGCCTTCCAGGTGACCGGCCGCAACACGGCTGCGTATCACACACCTGGCACCGCGATTCTGGGCGATCCCAACGCCACCAACGCTGACCGCAACGAGTACATCATCAACCTCGATGGTTTGCTGGTTGCGTCCGAAGTGATCTATGAGCTCGACGAGCTCATGAATTACGTGGACATGCGGCAAGACATCACCCATCAGCTCGGCCAGGCACTGGCTCGGGAGTGGGACCAGCGGGCCGCCCGCGTGATCTATGGCGCAGCCAAGACCACAACGGAACCGCTGCTCTCCGGTGGTGGTGCGGTGGTGACCGGCTCGATTGCCACGACCACCCTGACCGTCACCGCGGTCACCAGCGGTCGCATCTACCCGGGACAGACGATCAGCGGCAGCGGCATCACCGCCGGCACCTTGATTGTCGCCCAGCTGACCCAGACCAGCGGCGATGCAATCGGTCTGCGCGGCACCTACACGGTGTCGGTGTCGCAGACGGCAGCCTCCACCACGGTGACTGCCGTTGGCGGTCCGAGCGCTGGCCGCATTGGCCAGACCCAGACCCTGCCTGCCGGCTACACCACTGCCACCACCAACAGCCGTGGTGACAGCCTGATTGCTGCCATCTCGGCACTGAAGGTGCAGATGCAGGCCAAGGACGTGCCCGTTGAGGACATGATCTGCGTGGTGCCGCCGTCGGAGTATGACTGCCTTCTGGATTCAACCAGGGCGATCAACGCCGACTTCAACGGCGCCGGTGGCGGCAACGGCACCATTGCCGAAGGTCGCATCATGCGCGTCAAGGGCATCCCGGTGATCTGGTCCAACCACGTCACCCAGCCGGCGTACACCAACAGCACGCTCGATCGGAACACTGCCTATCAGCAGGATCTGTCGAAGTGTCGCGGCATGGTGTTCCACAAAGACGCGATCGGTGTCCTCACCCTGAAGAACATCGGATTGCAGGTCACGCCCCAGGGAGGGGATTTCAACATAATGTATCAAAGTACACTTCTCGTGGCGAGGATGGCACTCGGAATGAGCGTGTTGCGGCCTGAGTGCGCCGGGGTCATCGAGATCCCCTAAACTCCAACCGATCCCGATGGGTCGATGGGGAACTGCCCCCTGCCGTTTTGGCGGGGGGCTTTTTGCTGGCAGCGATAGCATGAGGACTGCACCCCTGCAGGCCAGTCGTGCCGATCTCCAACCAGGCAGTGACGCCGGGCCGCACGACCCTGCTGGAAGCGGTCAACACCCTGCTGGCCGTGATCGGCGAGCAGCCGGTCAACACGCTGGAAACCCAGCAGATCGTTGAGGCCTCGATGGCTGAGCGCACCCTGCTGGAGTTCCACAAGGAGGGGCAGGTCAACGGCTGGAGCTGGAACAGCGAACAGGCCTACGAGTTCACCAAGGACAACAACAACGAGATCGTGGTGCCGACCAATGTCGTCAGGTGGGCCGCGGATGCCTACGAGTGGGCCGGCCGGTTCCAGCTGCGCGGCCAGCGGGTGTACGACCGCGAGAAGCGCACCTATTCCCTGGGCAGTGATGTCACATCCCTCAAGGCTGATGTGGTGTTCCTCTTGTCGTGGGACGAGAGCCCTGAAGCGTTCAACCGATGGGTGACGATTCGCTCAGCGCGGGTGTTTAGCGGTCGCGTGCTGGGCGACTCCTCCTCGTTCAAGTACACGGCGCTGGATGAGCAGGCGGCGCTGACAGCGCTGCAGGCGGTTGAGATGGATCAGCTGCAGGCGAACAGCCTGACCGGCGGTCCCGGGATGAGGCCGTTCCCCACCTACTCGCCAGGTCTTGGTCTGCTGGGCCGCAACCGGGGCTACCTGCGTGGCTGATCTCGTCTCCTATTCCATCCCCAATCTGTTTCAGGGGATCAGCCAGCAACCGGATGCTCAGCGCGACCCCACGCAAGGGGAGGTGCAGATCAATGGGATGAGTTCTGCTGCGGAGGGGTTGCGCAAGCGCGAGGGCAGCAGCTGCATCGCACGGGTGAGCACCACCAGCTTCGGCGACGTGTTCTTCCATCAGATCCTGCGCGATGCCACCGAGCAGTACCTGGCGGTGATCAGCAAGACGGCCATCCGGGTGTTTGATCTGACGGGCGTCGAGCGGACGGTCACTGTCGCCAGCGGTGCGTTCAGCTACCTGTCGTCGGTGGTGAGCGCAAAGGCCGACATTCGGGCCGCCTCGATCGCCGACTACACGTTCATCAGCAACACCAAGGCGGTGCCAGCGATGGACACGGCCCTGGCGCCTGCTGTGGCCCGGCCAGCCGCGAACGAAGCGCTGGTGTGGGTGAAGGCGGCCAACTACGGCCAGCGCTACACGCTCAACATCAACAGCCAGCAGGTCACGGTGGCCACCGCGGTGGCGCCTGTGGTGGTGACTGGCAGCCTCACCATTGAGAACCGGATCAGCAGCGCGGAGATTGCCGCGCAGCTCCGGGCGGCGATGCTTTTCGGGGCCGCCACTGCCCTGACTTTCACAGGATCGGCGACGACCCTGAGCACAACGAAGACCGGCCTGCCCACCACCACCGATGGCGACGGGTTGGGGTTGCTCGTCAATGTGACCGGCAACGGCACGGCGATCACGGCGACAGCGATCAATGCCGGCGGGGCTGGATACCAGGCGGGCGCCAAGGTGTTTGTGGCCCGCTACCTCCTCGAAGGGGGCACGGATACATCCCCGGTTCAGGTGGCAACGGTGAGCACCGCCGCGGCCGGCCCGCTGACGGGGGTCACGATTGCTCGCAGCGGTTCGGTGCTGCATCTCACCAGCAGCAGCGCGATCACGCTTGCTGCCACCGATGCCAGAGCAAACGCGGACATCACGGCGATCACCAACAGCGTGCAGGCGTTCACCGAGCTGCCGACGATCGCACCGTCCGGCTATCAGATCGAGGTGGTGGGCGATCCGGGCAACAAGTTCGACGGCTACTACGTGAGTTTCGTTTGCCGCAGCGGCACGTTTGGCGAGGGCAGCTGGCAGGAGACGGTCAGCCCCGGGGTTGAGTACCGGATTGATCAGGGCACGATGCCGCATCTGTTGGTGCGGCTGCCAACCGGCGCGTTCTGGTTTGGCCCGGCCAATGGCGCCACCGTGAGCGGCGTGACGATCCCCACCTGGGGGCAGCGCACTGCAGGCGACTACGAGACGGCTCCCGATCCATCGTTCATCGGCCAGCCGATCCAGGACGTGTTCATCTACAAGAACCGGCTCGGGTTCCTGGCAGACGAGAACGTGATCCTCAGCCGGGCGCGGGACTTCTTTGAGTTCTTCCCGGAAACGGTCACGGCGATTCTGGATTCAGACCCGATCGACCTTGCGGCCAGCAACAACCGGGTGAGCGTGTTGCGGTACGCCGTGCCGTACCAGGACGAGCTGATCATCTTCTCCGATCAGATCCAGTTCCGGTTCAACGCTGCTGAAACCGTGCTGACACCCAGCACAGCGCAGATCACGGTGCTGACCAGCTACGAGATGGATCCCAACTGCCGGCCGATTCCGGTGCAGGGCACGATTGTGTTCTGCATGGCCAACGGGCAGTGGAGTCAGTTCCGCGAGTTCAGTGTGCGCGGCGCGGGCACTGCGCTGATTGCGGATGCGTCGGATCTAACGATGGCAGTGTCCAGCTACATCCCATCCGGGACATTCAAGCTGACGGCCAATGATACGGGCAATGCTTGGTTTGCTATCTCAAGCACCAGCGGTTACCAGAAACGGATCTACGTCTACAAGTACCTCTACCGCAACACCGGCGGCGGCGTTGAACGCGCCCAGTCCAGCTGGAGCCACTGGGAGCTGAGCGGGGCTGACGAGATCCTCTCGATCCTGTGCGTGGAGGAAGTGCTGTACCTGCTGGTGCGGTACGGGACGGAGGTCTGGCTGGAGTCGATGCCAGTGACTGACCGGATGACCAGTGCCAGCCCAAGCCCTTCGCTGCTGCTGCTGGATCGGACGGTGACCACAACCACGGCGACGCCTGTGGCGCTGCGCGTGGCGGCCGGCACCTACAACGCTGTGCAGAACACCACCACCTGGACGCTGCCGTACACCATCCAAGCGCTGACGCAGGCATGGAGCGGCTGGAGTGCGACGGTCAACGGTGGCGTGCTGCTGGGGCAGGCAAGCAGCGGCAACACGATCACAGCATTTGGCAACTGGAGCACGGCGCCGGTGTTCTTCGGGGAGGCGTTCACCTTCCGCTATCGCTTCACGCGATTCAAGCTGTATCGGGACATCGGCGGCGGCAAGACTGCAGCCAATGTGATGAGAACGCAAGTGCGTCATGCCAAGTTGCGTTACCACGAAACCTTCTATTTCAGGGTGCAGGTGATGGCGGAACGGCGCGATGCGGTTACTTATACGTTTGATGGCACGATTCTGGGCAGCCGCAATTCGCTGATCGGCAGCTCGCTGAACCAGGCCGAGGCCGAGGCGATGCGTTACGCCGAGGGGGTGTTCCGCATCCCGATCAACAGTCGCGGCGAGAACTGCGTCGTTGAGCTGCTGAACGACACGCCACACCCCTGCAAGTTCAGTTCGTGCGAGTGGGTGGGCCTGATGACCGGCCAGGCGAGGAGCCTGCAATGAGGTGGATTGAACCAACGCCTGCAGGGGTGCAGCGCATTGCCGAGCGGATGCGTTACCAGGATCGACTGGAAGTCCTCTACAGCCACCAGCTGACGGCAGAATTGGCCGTGCAAGAGAGCTGGCGCATGTCCTCAATCTGTCGTTGCATAGCTGCAGAAGACGGGAGCGCTGTGGGCATCTGTGGCGTCGGCGGCGACGGGGGCAGCGTGATCTGGCTGCTGGCCACCGATGAGCTGTTGGCCACTGCCGGCAATCGGCGTCAGTTTCTGCGGGAAGGCCGGCGGTGGGTGGATTCGCTGTTTGAGCGGCACGGCTTCCGGTATCTGGAGAACTGGGCGCTGGCGAGCAACCTGACCACGCTGCGATGGCTGCGGCATCTCGGGTTCACGATCGACACGCCTGAGCCGATGGGGCGCAGCTGCCAGCTGTTCTGCCACTTCTGGAGGGCAGCCTGATGGTCTTCCCCTACGCCCTTGCAGTTGGTGGCGCACAGGCCATCCTCGGAGCCTTTGGAGCCAGCGCCGAGAGTGCTGCCGCCAAACAGGACTACATGAATCAGGTGGCGTTCCAGAACGCCAACACTGAGTTCGCCAGGTGGCAGGCCGGCTTCAGCGCCAGGGTTGCTGATGCCAACTCCCAGTACAACTACTGGCAGGAGACGGTCAACTACAACCAGAACCTGGCGTACAGCCGCAGCTTGCGGAACTACGAAACGCTGAAGGCGATCGCGCAGGCGGATCTGGTTGGCGAGACGCGGGCCGCAGCTGGTGCCGCCTATGTGAGCAGCAGCGAAGCGATGAGCCAGCAGGCCAGCGAAGCCTCAATGCGTGAGGCCGTGGCCATGCAGCAGTATCAGGTTGCCGCCCTGAAAGCACGCGGGCGGGCGATGGCAAGCGATCAGGCCGGTGCGTCAGTTGACCGGATGATCAACGACTACGTGCGCCAGGTGGGCGACTACCAGACGATCCAACAGATCAACGAAGGGTTCCGCACCAGGCAGTACACCCGCGAGCAGGCGGGGCAGGTGGCTGAGTACCTGAGTCGGTACAACTCGCAGACCTTCTACGAGATGCAGCCGTACATGGAGCCGGTGGCACCGTTCGCGCCATTGCCAGCGCTGCTCGAGGCGCCGGCGCCAACGATGACAGGTTCCGGTCCTAGCGGTGCCGCGGCGGCACTGCGCATTGGCGGCGCGGTGCTGAGCGGCGTGCAGACAGGGATCAGCACCTATTCCACGCTGAAGTCGTACACCGGCGGCGGCGACAAGGGCAAAGGCAAATGACACGCAGCGATCTCGGCCAGAACCAGATCATCCCGGCAGCACGCCCGGTTGATGCGTTTATTCGTCCTGCCCAGCAGAACGTGGCCGCGCCAGCCCAGCTGCAGATGATGCCCAACCCTGGCGGCATCCGCACAATCGGCCAGGGCAGCGGCGGCAATGTCGGTGGCGTCAACCAGTGGCAAGAGCTGGCACAGGCCCTGGCGCCATTCAGTCGTGATCTGGTGAAGCTGGGCGGCGTTGGGCTTGAGCTCTACGCCAGCTCTGAGTACGAGAAGGGCCGCAGCGAGGCCATGCGTGCAGCAGTGCTGGCCAACCAGCAGATGCAGCAATCACAGGCCCAGTACGCCGCCGAGAACCGCAAGCTCGACAAGGCCGATCCGATCGCGGCAATGATGATGGATCGGGTCAACCCGTTCCGAGAAGGCGGTCGTCAAAACTCACTGGCGCGCGTCGCAGGGCAGAGGATCCTGCCGGCCGTGATGGACCGCTATCGCAACACCCCCAACGTGGCCGAGCTGGACATCGGCTCGCCGGAGTTGAAGCGGATCGAGGCGCAAGCGGTTCAGGATGTCGTGCAGCGTTTTGGGCTGAACGAAGGGTCGCCCGGCTTCATTGAGCACGTCCTGCCGCAGATCGGCCAGGCCGGCATGAAGCTCTACGAGCGGCATGTTGATGATCGGGTCAAGCACCTCAAGGAAACCTCTTGGCGGCAGGCGTCAGTAGAGGTGGGCGCGATTTACGAGCGGGCGCGCACTTCAGGCGAAATCGAATGGACTGAGTTCGATCCCGTCAGCGGCCGGCAGATCAAGAGGGTTGCGCAGCTTGGCAAGGACCGTGCGGCATGGGAGCGCGGCATCCAGATCCTGGCGGCTCAAACGGGTGACCGCCTGGCAAACGAAACCGGCATCACTGGCGAGCCGAGCGCCCTGAAGCGGCAGATGTTTGTCCGGTTGGCAGAGATGGCAGAGCTCAGCGGCAACCCTGAGCTCAAGCGGATCCTGCTGTCCACTGAGGTTGGGCCGC